CGTCACGATCAAGAGCGATTACATGGATGTGAAGATGGGTGGCTCCGTCACCAACCTTTCGCATTCGCTGACCGGCGCCAGCGCCGTGCAGCGGTCCAAGGGCAAGCCGGAAAGCTCGGGGATCTGATCCATGTCCATGTCCGACACAAACGAGACCCAGGCGCCGCCCTCACAGGTGGCGCCGGCTGCCTTTGTGCAGCCCCCGAAAATTCGGATCGACAAGGGCCGCGCCTTCTCCACTGTCCACGGAGATCGCCAGCCGAACGATCCGCACGCCTCCGTCCATTATACCCAGGACGGTCTCTACTACGACGCGGCCGGGATTCTGATCCTCGACCACCCGGACTATGACGGTCGGTCGCACGATGCCGACCAGATGCGCCGCAAGCTCGAGAAGAAGATCAGGCTGCACATGGCGAAGGCTGCCAAACAGGTCGAGGCGGCGACCGCCCCTGGAGGCCCGACCTACGCGCGCGGCATCGACGACATCGACGATGACGATGTCAAGGTGACCGAGGACAACGAGGACGAGGAGGAAGAGCGCGAGGCGATCAACCTCTCGGCATGGCTCCGCGGCGAGCAGCTCGTCGAGTGGCAGGACATCACCCAGGAGATCGCCCGCCGCTACAAGAAGCGAATCGCCTCGATCGCTGATGCCGTCCCCTTCCTCGTGAAGGAAGGCGTCTGCGGAGCGAACGAGGTCGCCAAGAAGTTCAAGAAGTTCTTGGACTGATACCGCCATGGCAATGACATACAACACGCTCACCGCGCCCAAGGGCACGCCGGGCTCCATTCTGAATTGGGTCGGTTACGGCAAGATCGATGTCGCGACCGTCCTCGATGAAGCGCAGTCCCTGCTCTTTAGCCTGCTCCGCACGCGCGAGATGCGCACCGAGTGGGTATTCGGAATGGCCCCGGGAGCGTGCCGTGTGTCATTGCCGGCGCGATTCCTCGATCCCATCGGCAAGGCATGGGACATCACCAACTCGATCAAGCTCGGCCAGAAGATCGAAACCGAGATCGAGGGCGCACGGTCCTATGACCCGTCGCTGGCCGGAAACTTCGGCACCAATCCGTTCACGACGACAGCAGGATCATCCAGCGTCCTTGTGCATCTCGTCGGCCACACGCTGACCCAGGCATCCACCATGACGATCGTGGGAGCGTCCGCGGTCGACGGCATGACGATGAATGGCACGTTCGAGGTGCTCGATATCGTCGATGCCGACAATCTGCACCTCAATGCCGGCGACCAGACCGGGACGGCGGGTGCTGTCGGAGGCGGTGCAGCCGCGACCTACACGGCGAACAAGCTCCTGACCTCGACGCCGTCGCGATGGTCGGTATGGGACGAGATGTTGCAGTTTGACGCCGCGTTCGAGATCCAGACGAGCTTCAAGCTCCTGTACTATCGCGCTCCGCCGCTGTTGTCGCTGACCAACCAGACCAGCTTCATCACCAGTCGATACCCGGAATTGCTGCGTACCGCCACCAGTGCCAAGTCGGCCGCCTTCATGAAGGACGACGAGGAGTATACCAAGACGCTCCAGGCGCTGACAGCGCTGGTGCAGTCGATCAACGCCGAGAACGATCTGCTCTACCGTGGTCTTGAGTTCGGCACCGACACGCCGACACCGGGGGATTATTATTAATGCCAGCAGATACCTACGGCTCGATCCTCGGCCTGATCCAGCAGGCGACGGGAAACAACAACAACAATTGGGGCGCGATCTTCAATACGTCGTTTGCGTCGCCGGACGAGCGCGCCATCGCAGGCATCGCCACGCATACCGACACCGGAGGGACGGTCGATCTCTCGACCGTGACGCCTCCCGCAGGGTTGCGACTCGATATCGACTTCATCCAGAAGTTCACCGGCGCCCTCGTCTCCGACCTGACCGTGATCGTCCCGAACGTCTCCAAGACGTGGTGGTTTCAGAACAGCACCACCAACGCCTTCTTCATGTATGTGAAGACGCCGGCCGGGACCGCGATCCAGATCCCGCAGGGTGTTGGCCTGCTCGTCATGGGCGATGGTGCCAACAACCTCACCCGCAGCGACAAGATCAATATCGGAGATTTCAAGATCTCCGGAAAGCAGACGCCGGGTTCCGGCGAGCTGGCGTGCAATGGCGCGTCATTGCTGAGATCGGCCTATCCTGACCTGTTCGCCGCGATCGGCGTCGCGTGGGGCGCGGTCGATGGCGTCCATTTCACGCTGCCGAACCTGACCGACACCGGGCGATTCCTGCGGTCGTCTGGCGGCGGAAATTCAGTCGGAGCGTATCTGGCCAACCAGAACCTGTTGCACACGCATACGGTCACCGGAGCGCCAGGCGTTGGGACGCTCGGAACGGACGCTCAGGGAGCACATACTCCGACCGGCTCCATTTCAAACGGCGCCATCACGTCGATGACGGTCAATGTCAGCTCGGGAAGCGGCGGCGGGCCACTAAACATAACGACGGGTGGCTTCTCCGGCAGCGCGACGTTCAACTTCGGGAACAGCGGAATTTCATTTACGCAAGCAGGATCGACCTTCACTGGAAACGTTGTTGGCGCACATACCCACAACGTCACCGGCGCTCCATCGGTTGGGTCACTTGGAACGGCATCCAGCGGCGGGACTGAAGCGAGGCCGGAGACTGCCGTCGCCCTGATCTGCATCAGATATTGAGGCGCGTATGTCCGCGCTCGAAGAACTCACCATCGATCCACCTCCGGGCGTCGTCAAGACGGATAGCAAGCGCGTGCTTGAGGGCCGCTGGGTCGACACCATCAATTGCCGCTTCGTTGCCAAGCGGCCTCAGAAGATAGGAGGATGGGTCAAGGCGTTCGTCACCGCAACGGTTGGTGTTCCGCGAACACTCCATGCATGGCGCGATCGGGCATTCAATGCGTTCCTTGCGGCCGGCACCTACATCAAGCTTTATGTCTACGACCAGAACCTCGTTCAGAACGACATCACTCCGTATCGATCGCAGGGCACGTTCGCCAATAACCCGCTGACGACCGGAGCCGGATCGAACATCATCACCGTGCATCATGTCGGGCATGGTCTTTCGTCCGGGGACCTGATCTACATTGCAGGATCGACCGCGGTCGGCGGCATCACGCCAAACATCAATGCCGTTCCGGTTGCGACCGTCATCGACGCCGACAACTACACATACCTGTTCACCTCTCCAGCGGTGTCAGGCGCGACCGGAGGCGGTGCGGCCGTCACCTTCAAGTATGAGATCCCGGTCGGGACCGAGCTTGGCGCCTATGGCTATGGCTGGGGCATCGGCGGCTGGGGTCTTGGAACATGGGGCACCGCGCGCTCATCATCGACCGTGCAGATCGAGCCGCGCGTCTGGTCGCTCGACCACTTCGGTGTACTTCTGATCGCGTCATATAATGGCGGATCAATCTATCAGTTCGACCCAACGCAGGCCCAGCCATGGCCTCGTTCCGTGCTGGTCTCATCCGATCCTGGCTTGCCGACGAATGTCCGCGCGTTGTTCGTGACGCCAGAGCGCTTCATCATGGCGCTCTGTGAAAACATGCAGGTGTTCTGGCCAAGCCAGGGCACGATCGATATCTGGACGCCGACCGCGCTGAACACCGCCAACATCAGAACATTGACGGAGGGGACGAAGCTGGTCGCCGGAAGGTCGCTCGCGGAGTTCGTGAGCCTGATCTGGACGGATGCGGCGGTCTATCGGTTCCAGTACACGGGCGCGACCTATGTCTATTCGTCGTCGATGATCGCCAAGCATTGTGGCCTGGTCTCGCCGAACGGTGCGGTCACCGCAGGCGGCGTCGCCTACTGGATCGGTCAGGACAACCTGTGGCTCTACAATGGTGCTGTGACGCCGATCCCGAACGTCGAGGACATCCGCAAGTGGCTGTTCGATCAGATCAGCATCAACATGGGGTACCAATGCACGGCGATCTATAACCCGCGCAAAGACGAAATCTGGTTCTTCGTCACCATCGAGGGGCAGGACTCTCCGACACTCGGTCTGATCTATTCGATCGTCGAGCAGTGCTGGGCACCGCTTTATTGGGGCAGATCAGGCGGAACGAACTTCACGCAAGGCGATACGTCGCCCTACATGGGAGACGAAAGCGGGTTCATCTACCAGCACGAGGAAGGGCTCGATGCCGACGGTGTCGCGCTGCCCTATTCGATGACGCTCTCTCCCTACGGGACGACGAAGGGCGGCAAGAGCAACTTCCAGATCGAGTACGTTGTGAACGACTTCTTCGACCAGATCGGAGA